AAGCGAAGGATTCAATGTCGATTTCAGAGATGTGGTCGCAGGCACTGAGAAAAGAAAGTATCACGCATCCATCCATAAGAAGGCTGGCGGCTATGAGCTGATGGTATTCGATACGGAGAAGGGCGTATGGCATAAGGAAGATGACACACGTTTCAGATCGTGTGCAACGATAGATAACAAACTGTATTACGTAGCGTATAAGGATGACCTCTTGACCTGTTCAGTGAACCTTCCATGCTCAGAATGGCTGCTGTGCGGCAATGGATCTACAGAAGGCAGCGTGGGCATAGTCAATCCTGTAACGGCTCATGAGGCTGACTACGACATCAAGTGGAGAGCTGTATTCGGGCCATTCGATGAGTACATCGAGGAGCACAAGATATACAGCAAACTGGCACTGAGACTCAAGACCAGATACGGCCCTGACAACGACATCACTGACGAGAATGATGTAGCCATAGAGATGGATGAAGGACAGGATCTTATCCTTGAAAGGACAGTGAAAGTGTACATCTCTCTCGATGAAGGGCCTTGGGAGCTTGTGGAAACATATGATCCACCAAGAACTAAAGGAGACTTTATACCGATCGTGCCGAGAAGGTGCGACAGATATTCGGTGTTGATAGAAGGCGAAGGTGCCTGTGAGATCAAGTCTCTCACAAGGAGAGTACGCAGAGGCACATTCGGAAGATTATAAGGAGATACGATCATGGCATATGAAAGATTACACTGGGTAGAATCGGAGACTCCTCTGTCTGCCGAAAATATGAATAACATAGAGGATGGGATAGAGGAGCTTCAGTCTCAGAAGGTAGACAAGGCATCTGGCAAGGCTCTGTCCGATCAGAACTACACAGCAGCGGAAAAGACAAAGCTTGCAGGGATAGAGGCAGGAGCCGAAGTGAATCCTGGCGAAGCTACAACGAGTGACGCAGGACTTATGTCGGCTTCGGATAAGGCAAAAATGGATGGCATAGAGGCTGGTGCTGAAGTGAACCTGAACATTTTTATACAGGATGAGTTTGTAAATGAGGATGCGCTTGTACTTCAATTCGATGCTCCTTTCATGGTCTCTCATGGAGCGGAGGGTGCTCTTGGAGCAATAACAAGGACAGAGACTATCAGCATTCCTGCTGCTTCAGCAAGCAACAACGGATACATGTCCAAAGAGGATAAGGCCAAACTGAATGGCATATCAAGTAAAGCGGTGCATTTAGCATCGGAAACGCTTCATCCTACAGAGCAATATACTATTTATGATGGAGCAATAGAAGAAATAATAACATCAGACTGCTCGTCTTCCAATATAATCGGGCTTGCTGAAGTAGAATTTTTAAACTCGTCAGGCAATCGGATTCCGCTTGCTATTTGCGGATATAGAAGGTCTGGATCGCATTTGCTAATCAACGTGTTTAATCCAAGAAACTCTGTCGCTACGGTGGCGAAAAGTTCAAGAATTAAAGTTTATTATTGGGAGTAAACCATGATTATCGACTATGACCACAATCCATCGCTTAATCAGGACCAGAAGATGCAGAGCCTTGTCGAGAGCATCATCCTTGCGTTTGGCGAAATACAGACCATGCTGAGCCAGCAACAGAGGCAGATGGATATTATCGTCAAGGCAATAGGCACTGTGTCCGATGACATAAGCGGAATACGGAGCGACATCACGGCAATGCAGGGCAGCATAACTACAATGCAAGGGAATATATCAACTCTTCAGAGCAACGTGTCTACGATCAACGGACAGATAACAACGATCAACAGCAACATATCTACGATGCAAGGCAAGATAACCGCACTTGAGGCTGTCGCAGCAGATGCGATTCTTCAGAGCACAGCGTCTTAATTGAAAGGAGACAAAGATGGGAATAAGAGAATCTTTACTTAATACAATAACATCGGTAGCAGACAGCGATTTTGTGCGTATCGTTACAAGCGCAGGAGCATCGAGCAAGGCCACAGTCAGGAATCTGTTCAAGTCGTTTGAGTCTGCTCTTGGTGCGAAATCGAGCCTGACTACATCGGACTATATCAGAGTGGTAGGCAGTGATAATGAGTCGTATAAGCAGAGCGTGAGTGCGGTTAAGACTGCGATGGGCATTGATACGTTAAGAGCAGAGGTAGATGCACTGAATAGCAAAACCACCGATACTATCACCGTAGCATCGGGTTGGACTGTAGCGAACAATTGGTGTGCAAAACGAGCAGGCATTACTACTTTTTATTTGGAAGTAACAAACGGCACCCTATCCTCTGGGTGGAACACGCTTGGCACATTACCAGTAGGATATCGTCCAGCAAATGCCTTCGACATAGTCTTTGTTGATAACGGAACAAGTTCAGCTCCTGCCGTTCAAGGTAAAGTAACCTCAGCAGGACTCATCCAGATTTACAAAAGCTCAGGAACCACAAACAACCTGCGTGCGTATGCTACATTCATAGTCTAAATAGAAATTTAGTGAACCAAAGAAACGTGGGGCGAAAAAGCCTCACGTTTTTGATTAAGTGTAGGGGAGAAAAAATCCCTGCACTTTTTTAGTATAGGGAAAAACAAGGAAGGAGCAGAAGAATATGAATTATACATTTCTGATCGTAGTATTGGCGATCGTACTGATAGTCCTTGCGATGGCATCGTTCACAAGCTTCAGCCTTGATGACGAGCACTATGACAGACTCAAATGGATCGTCCTGAGATGGACATATCTTGTTACATTCCTTGGAGTCATCGTCAAGACATTCGATATGCCGTATGGCGTTGAGACTGTGACTATCGTAGCAGGCATCGGTGCTATGCTTGCAGGACTTCTGGGTATCAGCAATGGCACATATGAGGCTCGTCAGAAATCAGATGATGACTTCTATGACGAGGAATATATCGAAGACGAAGATGAAGATGGGGATGAGGACTGATGGCATTACTCAAGAAAGAAAACAGACAGAAGAGATTTGAATATCTTGGCTTCGGAGAATACAACGAGAAGAGCATCAAGAAGTTCCAGAAGGCAGCATTCCCACACGATAAGGATGAGTGGGATGGAGTGTACGGCAACCATACGGACAATGCTCTGAGGACGATCTATAATGTCAAACGCTATGGTGGTGGATTCTTTGAGCCTGAAGAGTTCATCTGCAAATGTGGACATTGCTGCGGATATCCGACATTCATGAAGAAGGTTCAGGTGCAGCATCTTGTGAAGATACGCAAGCATTACGGCAAGCCTATGCACGTTACAAGCGGCATGAGATGCAGCTATGAAAATAGCCGTTCAGGTGGTGTGGCAAATAGCGGTCATCTCCGAGGCTATGCTACAGACTTCTACATCAAGGGAGTGACGGAAACTGTCAGCGAGAGAAAGCAGGCACTCAAATGGATCTCCAAGCAAAGCAACCATAAATTCACATATGGTGCATATATGTGCGGATCGGATGGCGTCTACAGGACAGCAAGCGGAATGGGCAATGCGATGCATACCGAGACTAAAGCTCCGATCAAGACTGCAAAAAAGAAGGCTCCTGCAAAGAAGAAGCCTGCTGCCGTAACCAATGTCATCGCTAAGAAGGCAAAGGAATACGCATATCCTACGAATACATCCGAGGCTAATTACAAAGGTGGTCAGCCTACAGACGCTTATAAGAAGGGCCTTGATGAAGCATATCCGAAGAGAGGATCCTGGGGTGTAGCTCCGAGGAAGGGAGCAAGCTGCGATGTCTTTGTCGGAACGTGTGTCAGGAACAGCGGCAAAGATAAGAACTTCCCAAGAGGATTAGACGATCAGTGGAAACATCTGAAGGAATCGGACAAGTTCGCTCTTGTGAAGAATCCGAGCGTGAGCACTGTCAAGGATGGAGACATCATCACATACATCAAGTCATCTGGTGGTGGACACATCTGCATCGTATGCGATGGCAAGATCAAAGAAGCAGGCTATCAGCATTACTATCCAAAGACCACAAACTACCTGAAGCAGAGGCTATCAAAGAAGGGTAAGAAGTGGCTCAAGGTTTACAGGGCGAGGTGATGGTCATGTGGGAGAACATCACAATAGGACAGGTCGCAGCAGTTATCGCATTTCTTGTGGCCTTATATGGGGGAGTAAAGTATTTGAAGAAGGAACTGAAAGAAGCACTATCCGAGATGCTCAAGGATGAGTTTGAGTCTGTCGATAAAAAGCTCGATGCTGACAATCGCAGAATCAAGGACCTTGAAGATCAGAACAAGTTCATCTACAAAGCTATCTCTCTTCTGCTCCAAGATGATCTGGCGATACTTGAACACCTTCGGACAGACAATGCGACAGGCAAGATGGCGGATCAGGAGCAGAAGGTGCAGGACTTTTTGATACAACGATAGGAGCGTAAACATGGAAAAGGATGTGCCATATATCGTATATGAGAGTGAAGCAGCCAGACATGAGAGGACAGTCAAGAGGCTAATCACGGCCCTGCTGATATCCATCCTGCTTATCGTAGGCAGTAACCTTGCATGGCTGTACGTGTGGAATCAGTACGACTTTTCATCGGAGACCTACTCCGTAGAGAATGAAGGGAACAGCAATCTGCTTGGAGCAGGTGCATACATGAATGGAGTGACCAATGGCATCGAAAACAGTGTACAAGAGGAAGACAGCAACTAAGAGGAATCGGTCAAAAGCAAAGGGTACGGCCACAAGGCGGAAAGTCACTGTTCGGAACAGGGGCGGCAATGTGAATGTTGTCGTAGGGAAGAGATGAGAGACTATTCCAGAACAGAGCTTACCGAGGCTATTGATGAATGGATCTTGAACGAGAAGCATAGGGCCATATTAAAATCTCGTCTTATCGATGGCCTTACATATGATGAGCTGAGTGAGAAGTATTACATATCTCCGAGACAAATAAAACGGATAGTGTACAAGACACAAGAGACACTATTCAGGCACTTATAAGGCACCTGGCCGACATCGTCAGGTGTCTTTTTTATTGCGAAAATTTAGGGAGAAAGGCAGGTGATCATATGTGGATAGAGTATCAGAATAATCCAGTCGGTAGGCGAGTAGGTGACTGCTCAGTACGTGCGATCTCCAAAGCCCTGAACATGGGATGGGAAGCTGCGTATATTGCGCTTGTCATAAACGGCCTTCAGATGGGAGACATGCCTTCAAGCGACTCCGTATGGGGAGCGACATTAAGGCAGCATGGATTCAAGAGGACAAATATCCCAGACGAGTGTCCTGCGTGTTATACGGCATCAGACTTCTGCGAGGACCATCCGCAGGGTGTTTTTGTGCTCGGATTTGGCGGACACGTAGCGACAGTAGTAGATGGTGATCTCTATGATTCGTGGGATAGCAGCAAGGAAGTGCCTCAGTTCGTTTGGTACAAGGAAGGAGAGATCTAATGGCTTACAACAATTATTATCCAACAAACTACGGATATGGACAGATGTACAATTCATTCCCTAATCAGAATCAGCAGCAGAACAATAACGGAATGATTTGGGTAGTTGGAGAAACAGGAGCAGACTCATATCTTGTTGCTCCAGGGCAGACTGTACTGCTTTGGGATTCTACAGCACCTGTCATTTATTTGAAGTCTGCTGACAACATGGGCAGACCGAGCAAGAGAGTCTTTGACTATACCGAGCGTGGAGCAGCAGCGCAGAAGGCGGATATTTCGCCTCAGAGCGACTATGTGACCAAAGATGAACTCTCATCTATCAAAGAGGAAATCGACTCTCTCAGGGCAAAATTTGACGATATGAAAGGAGCCAAGAAATGAACTTCAATCCTATGCAATTCATGAATCAGCTCAATCAGTTAAAGAGCAGAGGCGGAGATCCTAATCAGATGATACAGCAGATGCTGAATTCAGGAAGGGTATCTCAGTCACAATATGATAACGCTGTGAAGATGGCACAGCAGATACAGCAGATGTTAGCACCTGGCGGCCGAAGGTGAAAACATAAATAACACTGATTTTACTTAATTGAGTAACTCAAATTTTAAGTAAAAAAAAGAAAGGAGAATTTTAGTTATGGCATTTTCAGAAGAAAGTGGAAACGGCATGGTAATGCC